GCGATGGCTGATTCAAAGTCAGCTGTGTTACCGCTACACTATCAGGGAACAGAAACTACAAATTATTAAAGAACTATACATGGAGTCGATGCTCCAAAACAAAAAACCCTCGAGACTTTCATCTTCGAGGGTTTTGGTAAGTAAACTTGAATTTACTTCACTTGCCAAAACCCTCAACATCATACTCAATCGCAAACACATTAATAGACTGTGGGCGTGATGTGCCTGTCCAACCACTATTGAGTGGTAGATGTTTTCTTATCGATAAACAGGACATTGCTAACATGATTGAATTATACTCTTCTTTTCTATTAAAGTAAATGGTTTCTAAGAATTATTTACTGATACCAACAAACTTGAGCAGTACGATGAATTCCATACTGATCAACGATAGCACGATGTTCACACCATTGCTGTTGCTGAACAATCACAGGAGCAGGTGCATAAACAACAGGTGGCGGTGCATAAATGACAGGAGGTTGCACATAAACAGTTCTTGGCTGAGACAATGCATAACCAATCATACCACCAATCAACGCTGGACCGACCCAATCAGCGCCAGTACGAACAAAGGGAACACCATGAGGACCATGATAGTGTTGAGCCATCGCTGGAACTGAAAGTACAACCAAAGCTACTGCAGTAATAAATCGTTTCATAGTAAACTCCATTCAAGTATTTATAACTAATTCTACCTCAGTTTTGAATTATTGTCAAGTATTTTTTCACCTCGACGTTGCAATTACGCAACAGATCCAAACCTTCTTCACTGCGGTAGTCGTCTCTGTAGACAAGGGTTTTTATCCCTGCTCCGTAGATCATCTTTGCACAATCAATACAAGGTGCATGAGTGCAAAACATCCATGAACCTTCACCCGATTCAGTGCTTTTTGCCAACTTTGAAATTGCATTGGCTTCAGCATGAATCACTTCCTTCTTCGTCACTAAAGTTGGATTGCTATTAAGATCTAGTCCATGGTAATCTTCACAATTGTTATCCCAACCAGCAGGTGTACCATTGTATCCGATCGAAGTGATGCGATCATCCTTTACAACAACTGCACCAACACGCAACCTTCGTGAACTGGACAACTGAGCAAATCTCTCAGCTGTGTCCATGAATGCATCAACCCATTTTTGCTTCATAGCGTTTCAATATTTTCATAAAATCTTCCATCATAGACAACTGCCTGTTGTGCAAGTACATGTACAACTTGGTATCAGTTGGCCAATATTTGATCGCATCAACAAGTGCAGGATCAGCATCTTTTTCTAAGATGCTTACAAATTCATCAAGTGTCATAAAATTATCCAAAGAATTACTGAAAATAAAACAAACCACTCCATCAGTGTGAAGTTCTTTTGTATCCTGTTAAGGAACGATTCGATCTTCAGTCTAGTCTGGAGTTTTAGTCTAGGCATACAACTCGCCACCAAAATCCTGTAAAAGTACATCAATAAGTTTAACTGTCTTGCAGTTACGCACTACATCTTCGGGGTGCATCCAATAACCATCGGGATTAGTTTCGTCCTGCGGATTAGCGTTCCACTTATCCAATTCTTCCTGCAACCGATCTCGGTACTCGGTCAACGTCAATCGAGTGATTCGATCAGCTGTCTCATAGTCCATGCCTAGCAAACCAGTGGCATGCTTGGGCTTTTCTTCTTGAATATCATACATAATTTATTCCTTTCATCATCAGTGACACTGTCATTATACCCGACTTGTCAAGTATTAGCAAATTTTGCAAGAAACTTTTTCGCTTCGGTACACTCACCCAAGTCTTCCTCGAATGATTCCAAGATGACCATGCGTTGCAACAAATCTGCTTCGGCTTGCAACTCGGTATCCAAAGAGTTATACCACTCAAAGTAGTCATCCTCGGTATCCAAATTCCACATGATGTTCAGCATGCGCTTTTGACGTTTGGTAACTCCATTAATTGTAATCATGCCTGTTCCTTAAAAATATTGGACCATGTCATCAGCTTATTCAACTTTTCGTTCTTTGCAGTTAGTAGTGCAGCTTCGCTGACGATACCATTCTCGATAAGCAATTCAATCATACACATCAGATCACCTAGTTCTTCCTCCAGATGTTCTCGATTCGTCTGACCCTTGTACTCATCGTCCATACCAAACCGAAACACCTTGCTAATAGCCTGTGTTACCTCGGCACATTCTTCCTGCGTAATCAACAGTATCTCACTGTCAATCGCATTCTTGTGTTTCATTACTGCAAACTTATTCATTGCTGCACCACATATTTTTGTATGGTGAATGTAACATCCAAGAGTTCATTTTCCAAGTCAGCATCGATTACATCTTCTTCGATCTCAAAGACTTCACGAATGAAATTGTTCCTGTACCGCTCGGCAGAGTCCTTGCTGGCAAAGACGCCGAGAATTTCCATCTCGGTTTCGTAGTGTTCAAACTTCGTTAGTACGTATACACTATTCAATTTGTTTCTCCAAAAACTTCTGTCTCTGCTTGAGTCAATAACACATCTGCGAATTGCTCACAGAAAATGTTAAACCAAATTTCGTCAAGTAATGGTGCTGGTGCACCTGCTTTGATAACCAACGCTTTCAATTCATCATTCATATCAACCCCAATCTTTCTTATCACCAAATTTTTCGTTCCACTGAAACCCTGCGTTATATGCAGCGACTTCTGCAATTGTCATTTCACTCACGTCCACAAGAGGGCTATTTAAAGTATCACCAACGTAGTAGTGTGGTCTGTATCCACGATGATAGTAAGAATCACACGTGCCACGATCAAATGGACCGCCATGTCGTTTATCGTATCCAACTGTTTCCATTATTCTTCTCCGTAGTAACCATAATCTTCATCAGTACCGAAACCAGCAGACGCCATTGCGGAGTCGTGGTCACCATCCATTGATTCGTCAAGGGTTTCTTCACCATCTTGCGCATCAAGCACATCATAAACCATTTGTAGGGGAATGTCCAGAATACCAGCGATGGTAATGGGACGCAGCCCATCTTCCAGCATGTTGCGAATTTCCATATCAAGTTCAGCCATTGCACTCATTATTTTGCTCCATAAAAAATTGCGTCTTCATCATACGACTCGGCAGCAGCCATGTCTGCATTGTAAGCAGCAAACATATTGTCCATGTATGCTTCAAAGTCAGCTTCGGTCATCGCATCACGTTCTTGCTTTGCGATGGCTTCCAAGTCACGATTGACTTCTTCCATATCAACACCAGCGTAGGGATTCATACCTTACCTTTCATAGCAACGACACCAGAAGCCATCACCAGCAAGCCAGCGATAGCTATACCAATCAATGTCAACAACTCAGAATCGGTGGCAGTATCCATGCCACCGCCAGCACCTAACACAACCATGAAACCAACAAAAGCACGAATAGATCCAACCATTTTCTTCTCCTTAATTAAGCCAACACAGTCACTTGAAACATCTTCAGCGACGAGTCGTCAGCAGTGATGCTAGTCTTGTGAGCACGAGAGATGCCTTTCTGCACAGGCAGATCCAAGGTCAACCACGTATTCAGGAAACCCTTCTTAGCAGTGGGAGCGATACGGATGTCAGTGATAGTTCCGACAAGAGTACCAGCAACACAGGTATACTGGATTTTGGTTCCGATAGAGAGATTCATTTTCATTTCCTTTTCACATCACAATAATAGAATTATGCCTGAACATTGAATTATTGTAAAGCACCATGTAAAAACCCTGCGCTCAGCAGGGTTATTTTCGTTGTAAAAAAGCAACTATTTCAAGGAATTCTTACGCTAACCTCTTCCCTAGGTGGGGACTCGGCTACATACTCGCTTAGAAAGCCTTCTGGAGACCTCCAAGACGACGTTGTAGCGTCCCAATTGAAGATGATGGTGACTAGTCTAGCCGTTGAGTAGTCACGCATGATGGTGACCAGCGAGGAATTAGGAACAACGCTCCGCACTTCGGCTGGATGTTGTTTACCTTCAACGTCAGTTATGTAGATGATTGTATTAGTCATTTTTCTTTTCTTTGACAGGTAGGGTGATCATACCAGCTTCAGCTACCAGCTTGGCGGTAATCTTTGGATACAACTTATTTAGTTTCTGATCCTTCACTGCCAACAAAATCTTTGCTTCGGTTGGATGAACACCTTCCAACAAACTGATAAAGAGTGCTTCACGTTTGATCGGTTTCAGATCATCACGACAGAACACGTACATACGACGCATCTCTTGCGTGAAGTTTGTCGGCGTCATACCCATGGGTTCAGCTGCTTCTGTGTATGGTGGATCGCCTTCTGGTAGAACAAATTTATGTTCTTTCTGGAAAGCATGCATGAACAAAATCTTCAGTGCTGCATTGTCTTTCCACTTCTCAAGTGTCTTGGGATCGTCATTGATCTCCTTGAGCATTTCTGTAATAAATCTAGCCATTTTAAAAGTCCTCAAGTTCTTCTAATAAAAGTTTGCATCGATGGTTTGCCAGATAAGTCATAATCTTCATCTTATCTTTGACAGGTTTACTATTTAGGTATGCGTCAGTAATAGAGTTTTGAATGTCTTCTGGAATATGATCAAAGTCAACCAGTGTGCAGTTACGATGCCAGTTGCGACG